GTTGAATTTGGGATTAAACCTATCGTCTCAGATCTCCGGAAATTCGGAGAGGCTGTCCGGACCTCGTCAGAGGTCTTGGATCAGCTAGAGCGCGACTCCGGTCGCCTGGTAAGGCGACGCTACAGTTTCCCTGAGGTGCGGGAGGTTTCGAACCCAGAAGTTTTGAGTTCGAATATCAGCTATGGTTCGCCACCCTTGCGGTTGGCGAATCCATCAGCTTTCCTCCAAACATCGGGTCGACTCACCAAGACGCGTGTTACTACTACGCGTTATTGGTTTTCCGGAGGGTACACTTATTACTACGATCGCGGCGATAGTGCCCGGTCTCGTATCAAGCGTACGGAACAGGATCTTGCGAAACTGTTCGGGCTCAGGCTTACGCCTGAGCTCATCTGGGAGTTGACCCCGTGGAGCTGGCTCGTCGATTGGAAGTCGAACATGGGCGATGTTGTCCATAACTTCTCGGCTTTCCACAACGACGGTCTGGTCATGAGGTACGGTTACATGATGTGTCATATGACCATCAGTGATACGTACCTGCTCGACGGTGTCGTCTATGCGGATGGTACCGGAGGGCCCTTGGCTCAGACCTTCACCACAGAGGTGAAGAAGAGAGTCAAGGCGACCCCCTACGGGTTTGGCCTGGATCCTGACGCATTTACAACGCGTCAGTGGGCCATCTTGTCAGCCCTTGGGATCTCCAAGGGGGGCAAGCTGCTGTGAGCAAGGAAGACCGTATCCACGATCTCTCTCTTTCAGAGGAAGCATCTTTAGGATGTTTCTTCTGGCTCGCAGCCTGCGGAGTCACGGGACTAGTGGCCATGTTGCTAGCCTCTTGTACACCGCGATCCATCCCACAGGATGATCAGCCACAACCAGTGGCTGACTTCCTGTCTCTACCGCAGGAGTCATGCACCCATGTTCACCGACCCTCAGTCGATCACTGTCAACGCTGTGGCGAACGTGCTTCCGCGCGTTCAGACCAATCAGAGTGGCGCCGTCTATAGTAAGGACGACGGCAATCTGAAGCTGACCATCTCGAGCGCTTATGGCAAGCGCACGCGACGGACGGCCAGGGTTGACTTCCGGAAGACCGCTGCTGATCCGCTGTTCCCGGCCCAGAACACGCCCTACTCGATGAGTGTTTACATCGTGGCGGACGTGCCCCCGGTTGGGTTCACGATCGTGGAGCAGAAGCAGATTGTCGACGCCTTGACGGCGTGGCTCACTGCTTCTTCCGGTGCGAACGTCACCAAGGTTCTTGGTGGCGAGTCCTAAGAAATTAGGACTAGACTGAGAACACCCCGGAGTACTGGGGTGTAATCGGTGAGACTACATGGTGCTCGGGATGGTCTAGCCCCTTCATGAAAGGAGTAGGCCATGAAAAGCCTCATGTGTCTCTGTGCGGAAGTCCTCGCTGAATGCGGGGACTGGTGTAGCGTGAGCACCAGCCGTGATCTCAAAACGATCACGGCGCGTGTCGAAGACGAGGGGCTATCGTTTCTGACGATAACCCTGCCTGACTTTGGAAAGGACCTCGAAAAAGGTCTGGACCTTGGTCAGGCGATCCCATCTCTCTGGACCGGATGGTCTAAGAGAGGAGGTCTCCCCCGATTCCTCGGAGGTTTCCTCGATCTGATCTTCGACCGTGCGAGCGGACGGTTGCTCGATGAACCTTCAATCGACGCCATCCGTTCCGTCCGTCAGATTACTCTGATGTTCGGGAAGGTTGGCCTCGAGTGTTCTGAGCCCCGCCGGGAGGCGGCGCTGAAGAACTTCATCGAGTGTGAGAAGGAGGTCCGCCAGGCCGACGAGAATCTGACTCCAGTTAGACTGGAGCAGTTCAAGCGGCTTGGATCCCTGCTTTGGCGAGATGTACTCACGCGCGTAGACTGGGAAGTCTACGAAGGTGAAGTCACGCCGAAGCATGGGCCCGGCACCACCGCTGATCGACTTGTGGGTAACCAGAAGTACGATCAGAGGGAGTGGACCGAGCGTCTAGAGACCTGGTTTCCCTTCTTGGAGGGCTTCGTAGCCCCCAATGCAGGTGCATACCAGGACTTTGACGATGTGGACATCCTCGAACCTGGGCGTGAACGACCCGTTAGGGTTATCACTGTCCCTAAGACGCTCAAGACGCCACGCGTGATTGCGGTAGAACCCACTGCGATGCAATACTCGCAGCAGGCGATATCGGAATCGCTCGTGACCCATCTTGAGGGGAAGACTAACCCCTACAGATGGATCATCGGATTTTCCGACCAGGACCCTAATCGGGTCATGGCACGGAAGGGGTCCCTTATGGGGAACCTCGCTACGCTCGATCTGAGCGAAGCTTCCGATCGCGTCTCGAATCAGCTCGTACGTGCGCTCGTCGAACCGTGGCCTCACCTTAGTGGGGCTCTCGATGCGACTCGTTCACGGAAGGCTGATGTGCCTGGCTTTGGCGTAATCCGCCTGGCCAAGTTCGCGTCCATGGGTTCGGCCCTCTGCTTTCCTGTAGAAGCGATGGTGTTTTGCACCATCGTTCTCTGTGGGATCGAAGATGGGCTCAACCGCCGTGTTACCCGTAAGCTCATCCATGAGCTTGCGGGGCAGGTGCGCGTCTACGGTGATGATATCATCGTCCCCGTAGATTACGCTGTCCACGTGACCCAGGCGCTCGAAGATTTTGGTCTTCGAGTCAACAAGGGCAAGAGCTTCTGGAACGGAAGGTTCCGGGAGTCTTGTGGTAAGGAGTACTATGCCGGCGAGGACGTTTCCATCGTTCGCGTTAGGGCATTGCCTCCCACCACACGTGGGGACTCGCGAGAGCTGATTTCGACCGTGTCTCTCAGGAACCAGTTATATACTGCTGGTTACTGGAAGACCGTTCGGGCCCTCGACGACTTCTTGGAGGGGATCCTGACTGTGTCAGGTCGGGTCCTCTATCCCGTCGTCGCAAGGTCCAGCTCTGTGTTGGGCAGACATAGCTTTCTCGGGTATGAAACCGAGAGCTATTGTTCCCGACTACATCACCCGCTTGTCACGGGTTTTGTAGTGCAGGCCGAACCACCACAAAACTCTGTGGACGGTTACGGTGCCCTGCTCAAGTTCTTCCTGAAAAGAGGGGATGACCCTTTCCAGGACAGGGAGCACTTGGCGCAGTCCGGACGTCCTATGGCCGTCAGCACCAAGCCTAG